GTTCGCAGACTACGAGATAACCCTAAGATTGTCGTATGGCCTGTCCCCAACCAAGGTACAGAAGCCGCACCTTATTACATTTTCAAATACTGGCGCATGCGCCGTATTGATGACGCTGGTACGGGTGCGAATACTCAAGACGCAAACTTCCGGTTCTTGCCAGCAATTGCGGCAGGACTAGCTTATTACATTGCAATGAAGATACCTGAGCTTGCACCACGCATGCAGATGCTTAAACAAGAATATGAGTTTCAGTTTGACTTGGCAGCACAAGAGGATCGTGAGAAAGCTTCAGTACGGTTTGTGCCGCGCATTGTGGGCATTCGGAGCTAGTCGTGGGTAATAAGTTTGCATCCGATAGTAAAGCAATTGCAGAGTGTGATATTTGCGGCTTTCGGTATAAACTACGGACACTACGTTATCTTATTGTTAAGACCAAAACCACTAACATTAAGGCTTGTAATGAGTGCTGGAGTCCCGATCAACCGCAGCTTCAACTAGGCATGTACCCCGTTGATGATCCGCAAGCAATCCGCAATCCAAGACCGGACTTTACGGGATACCCACAGAGTCGGTCACAGGTGATGCAAGTAATTGGTATGACGACTACTTCGTTTGTTGGGCAAGTTACAATTTCTTAGGAGCCTATCATGGCATATAAACGTGGCGCTGATGGCGTGGCAAAAAAAGGTAAGACTGACGTTAAGAACTTAGGCACTGTTGAGCCGAAAGTCTTGGGCATGAAAGGCGGCAAAAAATCTGCTGGCGTTTCATCTGAAGCAATGAAAAAAATGGGTCGTGGTTTAGCCCGTGTTGCGAATCAGGGGTAATCATGGCTAAATTTAGTCAGAAAATGATGGGCAAAGAAGTGGGCGCTGCATCTGTTTACGCTGAACCCCACACCATGCGTGGCGGCAAGATTAACCCACAGCAAGCTGTGAGCGGCTCGGTTGATCCCAATACGTTATCGGCAAAAGACATGAGATGTGGCATGCCCGCACCTCGCGTAAGCACGGGCGACCCCGGACGCGATGACGTAAAGACTAGCGGCATTGTCGTGCGTGGCGGTAAAGCGCAGACTAAAGGCAAAATGGCTAGAGGTCCGATGGCATGAACTATGCGACCTTGTGTGCGAACATTGCCGACATTTGCGAGAACTCGTTTACCGCAGATGAATTGGCTATGTTCACGCAGCAAGCTGAACAGAAGATTTACAACACCGTTCAGATTTCAAACCTTCGCAAAAACGTTACTGGCACGTTGACCGCTAGTAACAAGTACCTGTCTACTCCGGGCGATTTCTTGTCCGTGTACTCTCTTGCCGTAATTAAAGCTGATGGCTCTTACGAGTATTTGCTCAACAAAGACGTTAACTTTATTCGCCAAGCGTACCCAACCCCCGCAAGCACCGGACTGCCAAAGTATTACGCCATCTTCGGACCGAACAGTAGCTCGGTGACTGAACTGAGTTTAATCCTCGGACCCACGCCTAACTCCACGTATTCGGTTGAGCTTCACTATTTCTACTACCCTGAGTCAATTGTGACTGCGGGTACATCGTGGTTGGGTGACAACTTTGATTCGGCTTTGCTGAACGGCGCGTTGATTGAAGCTCTGCGATTCATGAAGGGCGAGCCTGAGACTACCGCTGTGTACGATAAGCTGTACCTACAATCCATCATGTTGCTCAAGAACTTGGGTGATGGCAAGCAGCGTCAAGATGCGTACAGGTCGGGTCAGTTCCGTCAGGATGTTTCATGATTACGCAAACCATCGTCAATTCGTACAAGAAGGGCTTGCTAGAGGGCGTATTTAACTTTAGCAGCACGACTACGCAAGTCTTTAAGATTGCGCTCTATACGTCTGCGGCGAACCTGAATGCGGATACCACGGTGTACTCGACAACGAATGAATCTAGCGGCACAGGCTACACGGCAGGGGGACAGGTGTTGACCATATCAACTAACCCAACGCTTGCAAACAACGTGGCGTTTATGAGCTTTGCTACCGTGACTTGGGCTGTTACTTCAATTACGGCGCGTGGCGCATTGATTTATAAACTTGACGGTGCAACAAACCCAGCTATCGCAGTGCTAGATTTTGGTGAAGATAAAACAACTTCTAGTGGCGACTTCGTCATTGACTTCCCACTAGCAGATTTCCAAAACGCCATTGTGCGTTCAGCGTAAGGACTAAACATGTTTAACGATAAAACAACTTCTACAGACCAAATGACAGCAGGACTCGTCATGGGTACACACTCTGGTGAAAAAGCCGCAGCCACGGGTGTTTACACAATCCAATGCTTTGACGCACAGGGCAACCTGAAGTGGGAAGCTGAGTCAAAGAACCTCGTGGTCAACGTTGGCTTGCAAGACATGAACGCCAAATACTTCACAGGCAGTTCTTACACAGCGACTTGGTATCTTGGTCTATACGGTGCTGGTGCATCAAACACTCCTGCTGCAAGCGATACCATGTCTTCTCACGCAGGGTGGACAGAGGTTGTACCGTATAGCAACGCTACACGCCCCGTATGCACGTTTGGCACACCTACTACGGCTAACCCCTCAGTGGCTACCAATTCAGCGTCTCCTGCCTCGTTTAACATCAATGCGACAGCAACGGTGGGCGGCGCGTTCCTGACAAGCAACAACACAAAGAGCGGCACAACAGGTACGCTGTTTTCGGCAGCAGACTTTGGCGCACCCGGCGACCGCTCAGTAGCTAACGGCGATGTTTTAAATGTAACTTACACGTTGTCTTTGGCAGGCTAATATGGCTGAGGGCGGCTGGAGTTCCGGCACTTGGGGTCAAGCTGGTTGGGGCATGTCAGTATATGATCGCTCGGCTAGTGAAACCGCAACGGCAACAGATTCAGACGCAGCACAACAGGAATTTGCGGGTTTAATTAGTGAATCAGTAACAGGCACAGATACAGATACTTCCGGCGACAACACGTTTAACCCAAGTTTGACGGAAACGGCAACGGCAACAGATTCTGCTGATAGTATTTTGGCGGCAATTGGTGGTGTTGTTTCTGAGACCGCCGCAGCAAGTGATGCGTTTGTAGCCAATGTAAATTTTGTAGTCTCGGTAGCAGAATCGTTAGCCGCAGCAGATGCCGTATCAAACGTAATGAGCTTTGCAGCAAGCGTGAATGAAAGTGTTGCGGCGCTAGACCAAGTTACATCGTTGTTTTTGTGGAATTTAATAGATGACTCACAGAACGCAAACTGGCAAAATATCAATAACACACAGTCCACAAGCTGGACAGATGTTGTAACGTAAGGATTACTAATGCAGGTTTATAAGATAGCCAACTTAGTCAATGACCGCGTTTATATCGGGTTGACTACTTGTGCGCTATCGAAACGTTGGCGTGAACATAAAAGTGCAGCTAACACAGACGTTGATAAGCCGCTGTACCGCGCCATGCGTAAACATGGTGTTAATAATTTTTACATCGAACCTATATACGAAACTCAAGACGTACAGGCTTTGCGCGATGCAGAGATGTCATTGATTGGTGACTACAAAGCGCATGTCAGCGATGGCGGTTATAACTTAACGGATCATGGTTTTAATTACGGCAATCAAAATACTGCCAAAGGCGAACAGCAAGCGCAGTCACTGCTAACTGAACAAATTGTTCAATACATTAGGAATCCAGATACAGCATCAATTACCAATCAAGCCTTGGTTGATGAGGTGTTAAGCGTATTTGGCGTATTGGCAAGCAGGGATTGTATTCGTGATGCGCGGCGTGGGTCTTCTTGGGCGCATTTAGATGAGCAATTTCCGCCAATTAAAATTGGTCGAGGCGCTAGAACGTACCACACGGTTGATGGCAGTCAAAAATGCATTACTGCGTTACACCAACATCGTGAAACAGCGATCACAGCATCACGCAAGTCTAGAGCAGGTAAGCGCGGCAACAATGCCAAACTATCTGTAGATAAAGTTAAAGAAATATTTTATAGTCCATTGTCGCTATCTAAAACTGCTGTTGAGCATGGGGTAAGCAAGAGAATGGTCTTATTTATTAAACAGCGCAAAGCGCATGTCTATTTGACAAAGGATTTACCATGACTACAGCTTATACCCCAATACTGCAATTGGCGTTGCCTGTTACGGGCGAGCTGAATGGAGTTTGGGGTTCAACCTTAAACGATAGTGTCACATCAATGATTGAGCAAGCAATTGCTGGTCTTGCCACAATTAACACTTGGACTACCGCTAGTCACACGCTAACTACTGCCGACGGAACCACAGACGAAGCACGTTGTGCAATCCTACAATGCTCAGGCACACCGGGCGCAGCAGCTACGGTTATCTGCCCTGCGTTGTCCAAGATTTACATCATCAAGAACTCGGTATCGGGCGGGTTTGCAGTCACGTTAAAAA